CCATCTGGTTCCTGTGCGGATTCCTCCACTTCAGGTTGAATCGTTTCAGTAGTTTCTCCGAGAGCTTCATCAAGGAGTGAATCAATTTGATTGGATGTATCTTCATCTATTGGGTCTGAGTTGAGGCTAGGATTACCAAAGCCTGTTACGTCTGGTTCTACTACGTTGTCGTCTGTGTCTGTCATATTTTTATATTTTTATTGTGATTATGTATTTTTACTATTCAGTAAAATTACTTTGCTGATTTTCTGCCTATGCACTTCCATTTTCTACGAGATAAGTTATTCGGACTATTGGGATCTGATTTCCAGTCTCCTTTAATTCCAGCTGAACGAGCGCAGTAAGCGTCCCCCTTAGCTGTTCCGGGGCGGATACGATCTCCACCATCCTTAGCTTTTCCAGCCTGTCCAAATTTAACAGTTTTTGTCCTTCCTGTTTCTGGATTTTTTACTACTTTAGAAAATCTTTTTTCCATTATTTTTTCTTTGCAGTTTTAGCTGATTCTTTAAATGCTTTAGCAGTTGGTGCGCCTTTAGCTCCAACCTTCCTCATTTTCTCTTTGCTGCCAGCAGCGATTCTTTCGCGTTTAGCGTTAACATTTGCGTATAGACCTTGTTGTTTTGTTCTCATTTATTTTTACATTGATGTGAAATTTCCTACTGATGCGTCTTGGTTTTCTTCGTCCATAGAAGACAAGTCTCGCAGTTCGCGAATAGCGAATTCAAAGCCTTCTTTGAACTTGGCTTGAAGAGCAACTTCCTCAATAGTCTTCCCGTCACACAATGGAATGCGTGAACGGTAATACTCTATTAATTTATTGCCAGATTTGATTAAATATTCCCGTAAGGAAACGCTATCTGCGCTAGTCCATTTCATAATATTATTTATTTATTTATTGTTTACTTATTTTAGACCTTCGTCAATAGCTTCGTAAGAAGATACTGGCCTTGCAACATTCCTGTTGTAATTTGGATCAAGCATTTCTTTAACAAGTTGCTTTCCACCTCTAAGATAATGACCAAGCGATTCATCAGCCATTCCACTCATGCCTTGCTTGTTAAGTCGATCAATTGTTGCTTGTTCGTTATCAGGAGCAACTGGTTTTCTTGGAGCAGCTCCACCAATCATTTCATTAACAAGTTTTTTACCTCCGCGAATATATCCGCCAAGAGATTCATCTGGTGAACCGCTCATGCCTTGTTTAATAAGTTGATCGTATGCTTGCGCTTCTGTTGGTTTTGATTGTGTGTTTGCTCCGCCCATAGTATTTGTTTTCTGTTTAGGTGATTCGTTTTCTTGTGCAAAATATGGAAGCCCTAGAGCTTCTCTTTCTCTTGCAAATCTAACGGCTTTTTGTGTGATTGATTTGTTTAAATCTGGATTTTCAGTTTTGATTTTATCTTCTGATGTTGAAAGAAGATAGTTAATCTCATTGTCATCAAGTGTTGGAACCATTTGTGGTATTAATTTTTCTCCACTTCCCCAATCAACTCCAATCGAAAGCTCACTTGATACTTTGCTAGGATCATCAATCCTTTTAATCCCACCAAGAAATCCACTTCCTTTTACTGTTCCATCTGTGCGAATAGAATCAGGATGTTGGTTTGATTGAGATGATTGTGTGTTAGCTCCACCCATATTATGTTGCTGCCAATTTAGTGTCTTCTTCTAATCCTGCATTTATTGCATCGTATGAAGACATTGGTTTAGTTTCGTTTTTAACAAACTGTGGAATTACTTTTTTCACATACTGATAATTTCTATAATCAGAATCAGATGGTGATATATGTAAATCTAAAATCTTCCTTAATCCACGTCTTGTATCTGGAGAAAAGTTTTGAAATCTTTCATCATCTGGAACAACTTTTTGCTGTTCCATAAAATCAGTGAGTGTTTCTGGAGTGAATCGCTTCCCATATAAATAAAACGCTTCTCTTTGAATTCGTCCCAATTGATTTGCCAACTCAGATGGTCTATCCATGTGTGTTGGGCCTTTTTTTACATTTTCTCCTATTGCTGAATGATGCCCAACTTCATGTTCAAGCGTTCCAATAAAATTACTTACGGGATTTTCAATTGAGTTTTCTAAATCTTGTTTTTTGTAATAATTTGCATACAAAAATTTATTAAAATTCTTTATATCTTCTGGATTAGATGATTTTTCTAAATCAAGAATTTCTTTGTTTAAAAATGCCATTGTATATGGATCTACAATTACAACATCTTTATCTTTGTTGCTATATGATGATTCGCGATAATTGGATGAAGAAACTGGAATTTTTTCTCCAATTTTATCATAATCCATTTTTATGCTTAAATTATTTTCTAAAGAAGACGTTTTTGCTTTTTCAATTTCAGATTTTAATGTTTCTTCTCCACCATAATACGGAGCAATCATCTCACTTAAAGAAACATTTTGTTTTATATCGCCTCCCATTAACAAATCAGAATATGGTCTTGGAAATTCTGTATTTTTAGCAAGATTAGCATCACCCAACGCTTGTGGCGTTTTCTTTTCTGTCACCCAATTTCCTTTTACTGTATTAGCTCCACCCATATTACCCTGCCGTTACTGGTTTAGGTGGATTAGCAATCTCGTTAATTGCTCCCATTTGGGTTGGTGATGCTGCTTCTGTCATTTCAGCAACATTCCTAGATTGAGCTACGGATTGTCTTCCCCCTCCTCTACCACTTGGCATTGCTGCCGCTGGTTGCAGCTCTGGAGGTGGAGGTGTTCCATGTCCTGCTGTAAGATGTGCAAACGCTTGTTTAGCCGATTGCTCGTATTTAGCAACATCAGTTCCCTTAGCCTTAGCTTGTTGAACGTGCATCATAAAGTGACGCAACGCTTGCATGAATGGCTGAACCATCTCAGGCGGCAATGCGCCAGCAGGAGCTTGCTCAATCAATGGCATCAGCTTCTCAGACATGACATCCAAATGAACAATGTCATTATCCCGTGGGGAAACAGGAATCTCTTGCCCTGCAATGATGGATTGCAACTCAACAATTTGTTGACGTGTAGCCTCAATAGCCAATGTCTCAACTTGATCCTTTGGCAAGATAACTTGGTTTGCAATGCTCTCACCCAACTTCCGCGACCAATCGAGCTTTAACAACTCGTCTTGGTTTACATTAGGATTACCAGCATAGCGTTGCACCATCATATCCAACATGGCGTTGTCCTGCGCCTGAGTATCGGGGAGTAGCTCTTCGGCAGGGCTATACGCCATGAGGAGGATATCACTTGGGGGAAGATTACGTTCCATCATGTTAAGGCAACAATTGATTGCTTCCTCATCAAGATGTTCTGGAATTTCAAAAGGAACTAGGAATGATGGAAGATCCATCACAGAACGATCAAAAGCATCAACAACTTCACGTCTAGCCCAAACTGCATTAGGAACCATTTGCCGTGCAATATCAAGTCGTGTCTTTAGTTCGGACGCTGCTTTGACGTGCTCTGGATGGCAGATACCACGTTGCATACGTTCAACGCATTTGGAGTATTGTTTTGTCCAACGCATCAAGATTCCTTCGCGGAGTTGGTTCTCGATAGCTGCAACACGATTAACTTCGGATGCAGTTGCGCGACCTTGCTTCTCACCGATAGCTTGACCGGGCAAGAACGTGCCAACTTGGATTTCAGCTAGTCCACTAATAAACTGATCTAGGCGAAGGAAATCATCAACGTCAGCAGGAAGGCTTTGTGGAATAACTTCATATCCTTCAGCAATATAACATATAGGATGATGAACTGTTAGAGGAGCTGCCCCAGTTTTAGCGTTTGGCCCTTTCTTGAGCAAAAGCATTCCCTTTAGGTATACGTTATCAACAACAAGGTTACGAGCTTTATCAACAGCGATATGCGTGTTGTATAGATCGCGTCCAGCACCACGGGAACCCATAAGATTGCCATTGCCGATTTCAATAGCAAACAACGACAAGCATTCGCTCATTTTATTGTAGCGATCAATCTGGGTGCAAATTTCGTCACCACTCTTATCGTCAAACACGAATCGGCTAATCTTGCCATGTGGCTCTCTAACGAGAAGCTCACCTAGCTCAACATATTTAGCGTCATTTTCATAACTTGCTCCGTAACTGCCTTCACGAATCCAGTCTTCATAACGGCGAGCGTCATCATCAGAATCAAGCGTTCTGCCAGCAGGAGTAGCATTGTTAATAGACTTAACTAGATTCTTAATGTGCCAACCAGCCATAGCAGACATAACTGGATCTTCCAAGATAGGAAGCAATTCAGCAATTTGATACCTGCGTTTTCTTGCCCAGATTGGGGTTCCTTCAACTTCCTGCGGTGTCTCAATAGAAAAGAAAGTGTAGTCTTGTCTTAAAAACTCTGGTTTCCAATCACGAAGATCATCCCAACAAACGCCACAAAAACCAAAAGTAGTATTCTCATGTACAACTTGTGACAATAAATCATCATGTCCAGACCATCCGCGAATTGTTTTAGTAATCTCTTCACGGAATACTTCAGTTTTATTTTCAGCGTCTACTCCTTCTACTGGATATTTTGAGAAGGTGAGACTTGCAGCCTGTTCGATGACTTGCCTAAAAGGAGGTTGAATTCGGCTAACCATCGTGGAAAGAAAACCAGTAGGGCGATTAGACCGCCAATTTTGACCCATGCTTTCCAGTTTTTTAGCACTATATGGAGGCTCATTGTTTAGTTTCTTTTGAATGAGTTGGTTCTTTTTATTCCGTTCGATATTCTGCTGTTTAAGCCTGCGATATGCAGAGTACGCTTGAGCGGCATCCTTGAAAGTCCGCTTAACTTGCAAAGTATCTTTATTAACAGTATCGGAATTATTGCCAGCAGTAGGATCAACAATATCAAGATCGAGGATGCGAGGCTTATCGTGCGCGTTAGTAATCCTTGGAGATTTGTTCGCATAAGTGTCAGTAACTAGTGCGGGAAGCGGTTTAAGAACGTCTGCCATAATTTATTTTATATTCATCCAGCAATTATCTGGAGTGGAGGTTGCTTGAGAAAGTTTATTCTTGTCAAAGAAAATTGCACTACGATTGTCATGTCGCATAATGTTACATCCCCCTAATTTAGTTGAAGATTGCGTGTCTCTACCATTGCGAACACTTGCGCTAATTCTATCTGCTGACGCAATGCAAGACACACATCCACCACGCCAATTTTTATTGTGTTGACAACCCTTGCAGATTTTTGCTCGTTCCTCTGCAAGCTCATTAGAAACTAGATTGTTTGTGGTTTTTGAATTGAGTAGGTTTCTTGCCCAAGTTGTAATATCGTTTAGTAACGATTGCTGTGCAGATTCAGGATGAACGCTTGTTACTACAACCATGTCAACTCCATGACAAAAATTAGGCCAGTTAGAACAAATGTAGCTATTAATGTCACCTTCAACGTCACCAACAGGCAAATGATTCTCTGCGCGATAATCTTCGACAACTTTAAGAAGTCCTTCATACGAATGTGCTGTCAACTTTGCGTCTGAATCAAAGTAGTGCCAACCGCCGGGCGGTATCATTCCAAGAATAACTTTTGCCATGAGTTCGATTCTAATATGTTATAATTTCTATATTTGCAAGCGTTTTTTGCAGTTTTTATGCAAAAATCACTCAGAAAAGTCAATATATTCAATTTTATCAACAATGCTTTTCATTCCGCGATCCATTAACAATGGTAGCTTTTTCTTGTCTTCAACCATGGTTGCGATAGCTCCACCACGCTGCCGCATCAAAAACACCAGCAACGACAACGAATCCAAAGCATCTGGAGAATTTTGCCTAGTGCGTTTAACATAATCTTTTTTACTTTCCACGCGAACCATGCCTTTACCTTTTTGCATATAGCGTCTTCCAGTAGCTTGACGAACTAACGCATCGTTGCGGAATCCCGGTGATATTTTCAGATACTCAAACTCCAAATACTTTGCCACTCCAAAAAGAAGCTCGGTGACAACCCCATTGTAAAGCTCACTGGCTTTTTGCGAGTCGTCACCAAGAATGTGGGTTTCAGTTGCAGCCCATGAATAATTTACACCCATGACTTCACTTCCAAATAATGTTTTTAAAGAATCATGGATTCCTGCGCCGTTACCAGTTCGATCAACGCATAGCCAGTTCGGAGCAATCCTCATGTTCTTGCAAAACTTGATTATGTTATACGTTTGCTCTAGTGTAGCTGCTTTCGGGAACGTAATCTGCGAATCCATTTGCAATACTGTCCGTGGAGTCTTGAATTCAATAAATTGTCCGCTCATTGGTGTCCATCCATCAGAAAGCCCAAATCGCCCGAAAGAACAAATAACTTGGTCGTTACCCTCCAACGCCAAATCGAACGCTGCTAGTGGCACTACAGGCCCAATAAACCGCACGTTACCCATTGCGTTATCCATCATGCTAGGGGTAATGATTGCCATAGAAATACCTTCTTGTGGGAACCACCCGCGAGCCATCGTGTTCCCAGTAAAGTAGCACTTCCCATCCCTTCTTGCAAAAAATGTTTGGTTGTCTGTTCTTGGACACCAGACAACTCCAGAATATGAAACTTCTTTCATGTTCATGTATTGAACACGGACATTTTTTGTTTCAAGCGCATCCACATAATACATCGTGCATCCCTTGGACTGGTAATTTGTTTGCTTGATAAAATTACCTTTAATAAATCTTTCGTGTATTCGGCTTGCCATGCCAAGTCTGTTTATCAAAATTGAATAGACTTCAGCTTGTTCCTTATCTTTGGTGCAAATGTATTTTGTGCTACCACCTTGAACTCCACCATCACCAAGAACCATTGACTCAAAAATCCTGCGTCTTCCCTCATTGTTTAACTTTTCAATAAAATCAATGGTTAGCTTTTTATTTGGAATTGCGGCTTTAACCATTCTCCCAAGATTGTTCGCAAATTTGAAATGCACCATTCCATTATATTCTTCTTCTTGAAATGGATGCCCCAATTTAATTAAAAGCTCGCGTATTTTATTGCATTTATGCGGATTTGCTTTTTTAGATTGATAAATAAAAACTCTATTGTATTCACTAAAGCTACCATCTGTAACAATCCATCCAATTAGTTCTGCAAAATCTTCATCATATTGTTTGTCATTATCAATAGACTTTCTGCACAGCGGAATCATGTCGTGCTTTGCAAGATTTGATGTTTCTTTGATTTTTAGACGAAGATTTTTCTTTGTTTGGAGTATCTGTTTGTTTGTGGTTGCCCATCTATGATTTGCAGTTACAAGAGCAGAAATGTGACGGCTCTCCATAGACACAAGATTCCCATCATAGTGTTTCGCAAATACCTCTTTGACCTCTTGCCATTCAGCAAGACCAGTATCAATATTTACAGTATAAATTGTATCTCCAACATTAAGTTGATTGTACTTTAACCATCCACGCTTTGATAAAACTTCCGTATCTGTATCAGCGCAAAAATATTCAGCAGTGCGTCCCTTTGCCTCGTATGCCGTGTAACCTTCGTTTGTCTGTAAACCAGCAAAGATAATCTTACGCTCAATGACGTTCTCGCACCTAGCAGCGTCTAACCGTAAAACGTGCCAGTCATCCCGTGACTCCCATTCAAAATCATCCTCGCAGTCAACACTCCCCCAGCCTCTGGCTGGTTCGCATCTTTTTCCAAATTCACTTGTCCTATCTTTTGGGTTACTCGCCGCAAAAATTTTAATGCGTCCCTTTGCGCCTTCCGTATCCGCAGCAGACAAAATGTTCTGTAAACCTTCCCATACGCCAGCAGGAACTTCTTCAGCTTCGTCCAGCACAACATGAGTCCTAGACATCTTACCCCAGATTGGGTGGGGTTTACCTGATCGTGGGCTTGGGTGAAATCCACGGAGCGTTCCAGTTCCACTGTCGCCTTTTGGCACAGCAACCAAGTGAATTCCGTTCTTGCTGTCGTTATTGGCTTGAATTGATTTAACTAAAGTCTCTGCGCCTTCAAATTCTGGCTTTACCAATGCAGTTGTATAGAATTTCTTAATAGCTGCAAACACGTTACGTTGAGCGTGTTCTGCTGTCAATGACACAACTTTAATGCAAGTATAGTGCGGATCTCGCATCCAATCCAACAAAAACCATGCAGCAGCACCAAACGTCTTTCCCATCGCGCCAGCACCTTGAATCAATACTTTGTCGTAATCAAACAAACATCTCCATGTGTCCTTACTCGATTGTGGTCTCCAGTCATAAACACTCTGACCCCACAAGATAGTTGCCGCCGCCTCAAACTGGTTGTGATCCAACAAGTGCTGAACAAACTCCAACACAACCCTCTTTGCAAATGGTAAGTCCAACAAGAACTTTTTTCCAGTCGCATGACTCATGTTCTCCAAGATATACTTCGCCGCAAGCGAAATGCCCACGTTCTCATCGTCGTTACTATCGACAATGGCGCGAATATGCTCCGCACGTTTTAATGCGCGTAAAACTTGGACGTTATCTTCTTTCATTAACGGTTCAAAGCAATTAAACTATTTTTACTTTTATTTTGCTTTTCTTTAATACATAACAAGCAATCGTGTGGGCTTGAACCTTTTCTGTTAATATTATGATGTTTGTAATGAATTTTATACATCGTTGTATATTTATAATTATCTTCAAATAATCCACAACCGCAAAAGATAATGCATATTGCAAAACATAAAATTATTGTTTTCATATCAAGTCAGGAAGATTCCTTTCTCTGCGTCTCTCCCAAATCCAAGCCTTAACCACTTCAAGAGTTTCACTGCAAGCAGGGCATTCTTTCCCGTCTTCTGTTACAAACTGTCGTAATTCGCCAGTTCCATACTTTAAATAGCTCCTGATCTCGTTGTTGATGTCATCCAACACTAGCAATGCGTCAACTCCTGCCAACGCATACTTCATGTCATGTTCTTCTTCGGGTAGTTGATATTCAATTGTTGCTTTCATATAGTTCCTTCATGTTAATTAATTCTTGTTCTAACCTAGCTAATTCTGCTGTTGATTCTAGTTCCAATGCAGTAAGTCGTTCAGATAATAGCTTTGCGTCTTCCTGTGCATCATCACGTTCAATCTCTGCTCTAGCTGCCATCTCCACAGCATATCTCCATTTGTTCTCCCAACCAACGATAGCATCCCGCGCCTCATCACGCTCACGCTCCAGCTTTCGTGCATGATTTAGTAGATCATGCCAGTTAGTATGTAATGCCGCTTTAACTTTCTCTGTCTCTGGTGTGTTACTCATAAACTTATCTTTTCAACTGAACCAACTCAATGCCAAAGTCTGCCGCCAATTCCAAGGTTGATTCATCTGTCGGGTAAGTATCGTTATACAATACTTTCCCAATCCCATAACTAGAAATCACCTTCAAACAATCGTTGCATGGAAGCGTTGTAGTTGCGATTAACCGACATTCTAATGGTTTTACATACCTAAGTGCATTTTGTTCCGCATGGACAACATATTTCCTTCTTGTGGCGCGATCTTCCCATTTTTCGTCCATATGTGCAGGGAATCCATTAAACCCACACGCCGCAATGCTATTGTCATGCCGCAACAACGCCGCACCAACTTGCCGCCACGGGTCTTTGCTTTTCTTCGCGCTAACCTCCGCAATGCTCATTGCATATTCATCCCAGTTCATATATCGAATAAATGATCCTCCAACCAATAAACCGCTTGCCCTGAATCTCTAACATCATCAGGGAAGATACACTCGTCTGAAATAATCCCGTTGTTCTGTAAAGCGTTCATCACCTTAACTGGGTTAAGTCGCTTATACTCTATGTAATGCTCCAATGTATTCATCGGCCTCCGAAAATTGTTTTGAAAATGTTCTCCGCGCATGGGTTCCCTTTTATTTCCTGTGGGTATTCTTCTTCTCCATCATCCTCAAACTCTTGGTTGAATCCAGCCTCAAATGCAATCTTCCAAGTCTGGTCAAACATCTTACGCAATCCTCTAGCGGACAGCGTAACATTCCCATTGCCATTGAATGATGGATTCTTCTTTGCATATTGATTCCACAAGTCTTGTTTTGTCATACTTCAATCCCACATCCACAAATCATATACAATATACAGTATAACGGCTGTTAATGCGATATATGCGATATTATACCCCATATATGATTCATTGGCAGGACTCACAATCTGGCTCTTCTATCCCACAAACCCTCGCAATCTTCACGTTTTCCAAATCATCATCATCTTTCAGCACAACTGGCTCCTCAATCACATCCAACTTATCCGCCCTCTTAATCGCATCAGCATTGCTATAACACTTGTTCGGATAGCGTTTGCTTAGTTTCTCCCTGTTGGCCTCGATACACTCGTTTAACGTAATTCCTACGTCATTCAACAAGCCTGTCAGATAAAACAGAATGTCTCCCGCTTCTTCCTTCACGTTATCAAAGTCCAATGGCTTCTGATAGATTGAATGCTTTTTAATCGCATCCAATAGTTCCCCAGCCTCCCCACTAATGCCAACTGCCATGTGCATCATGGAAGCTTGCAATGGTGTTAATTGAACTAGGATATCGTGACCCGATTTCACGATGGATTGAACGAATTGTTCGTATGGTGTGCTATTCATTGTGTGTATGTATTGAAATATGCCAAACCGAAACAGCCTGC